GACTTGTTGAGCGATAGCTGGACAAAAGCCAACACTAATTCTCGTGAACCTACTATCAAAGAGTGGTATGAATATGAGAAAGAGATAGGTGTTGAAGACACAGACCGTGTACTTGTTTATGATAGAGCCTCAGATGAAACTATAACTAGATTAGGCAATTCTCCTAGAGAAGTTGTTTATAGAGTTTCTGTTGACTTAAGAACTGATTATAGTAAGAATCAAGGATACTTAATGTTAAAAGAAATAAAGCGTATTTTAAGAAACAATATTAGTTATATTATTGGTGCTAGTGAATCGTTTGGTGATTCAGGAGAAAATGTATATATTAAAATAGGTCAAGATATTCCTTTTAGTAATAATAGAGATTCAGAGACATCTAAGATACACAAGAATTTTAGGCATATATTAGATGTAGAATTATTATGTTATGCAGAGGCATTAAATTAGAGGTGTTAATATGAATGTTAAACTAAAAATTCAGACAAATCCAAATGAAATGATATTTACTGGTAATACTTATTATGTATTCGCAAACAGAAAATCAACACAAGTAAAGAAAGTAGATGAAGATTATTTTAAAAATAACGAATTATTCATCTGCGAAGATTTAAAAGTTAAAGGAAAAAAAGGTGGTAAATAATGGTTTATAATCCAGCACAAGCAAGTTTTTTATATGTTAAAGAATCAGCTTACGGAACAGCAGGAGCACCAAGTAAAGATATTGGTTTAGTTTCTTCAGGATATGCACCTGCAGCAAACGGAAATTATAATGAAGGGAACTATTTAACTAGTGTTGAAATGGGTTCTAATGTACCTACACACTTTACATTTGAAGGTGGAATAGAATTTGATGTACAGCATTTCAGGTTCTTAGAATATGTGTTAGGTGGAACAGTTACTCATAGTGCAACAGATACTCCTGATATAAAACACACATTCTCTGGAGCAAACACAGTTCCTAGTATGACAGTTGATTCAAGTTTAGATGCAACAGATGATGTAGTATTCAGATATGCAGGAACGGCAGCAAGTGGGTGTACAATTAACTTTCCAACAGATGGTATAGTAAATGCTTCATTGGACTTAGTAAGCCAGAAGCCTGATACATCCGATACAAGTGCAACTGCAGGAGTGGTTGATACTTTAGCTGTATTTTCTCCAGCAATGACAAGCATAAGTAATGGTGCAACAACACAAACATTAGTAAAAGATATTGCATTAACTATTGAGAATAGCTTTGCAGATGCTTTATATCTAAGTTCTAATGTAAGACAACACGCAACTCCAACACATAGGAAATATGCAATAACTTACACACAGGACTTTACAGATATGACAGAGTACGATAGATTCTTAGGGTCTACAAGTCCACAAACAAGCGTAACTCCATTCACAACTATACTAAATTCAACTAATGGTGTTACAGCTGGTGATGGATTAAGGCAATTCTATATGACTTTAAGCAATTGTAATTATACAGAGGTTACTCCTTCAATTCCTAAAGATGGTGTTGCAGCATTAGATATTACATTAGTAGGTAGAACATTAGGGTCTACATATAGTTATGATGATATAGCTAGTGGAGATTGGTAAAATATATAAGGTGATGAAATGAAAATAGAAATAAAAATAAATAGCGAAATAAAAGAAATAGAGTTTGATAATCCTAAGGGTAGACATCAACGTAGATTCTTAGAGGTATATCCTTCAGGAGATAATCCCTCTAAAGAAGAATTAATTAAGTTTTCAGACTTTAAATTTAAATTAATAAAGGATTTATCTAAAGGAGTTATTACTGATGAGGTTTATGATGATTTAGAAGTAGATGATATAAATAAGATTTGGATAATACTTATAAAAAAAATAAGTGGAACAAGTGTTGATGAAAAAAACTGAGAGATGCAGTTAGAGGTCGTTCTCACGACCTTCCTTCTGCGAGATACATAAAGTATTATTCTATGAGTAAAACTTTTGGTTGGACTCCAGAGCAAATAGATAATATAGATACAGATTTCATTAATGCTTACCAAGTAATACTAGACGAAATTAATAATATGGAAAAACAAAATGAAAGAATGATGCGTAATAAGAGAGCTTTGAGGTGATAAGATGTTAGGATTTATTAGAAGATGGTTATTAAAGGATTTGGATTTAAAATTATTAACATTGGATATGGAATTAAAGCAACTCAATTATAAGTATTCTTCATTAGAAGATAATACACATAGAATATTTCAGAAGCTAAATGGTAAGTGATTATTGTGGCAGGTATAGATGTAAACTTAATTGTTAAACAAGCAATAAAAGGAACTAATAGTGCAGCAAAAGGTGCTGCTGGGATTAATACAGGTGGTTTTACTGGTGCTACAACCAAAAAATCTGCTGCTGGTGTTCTTGGTAAGCTTGGAACTATGGTTGGATTATTGGCTAAAGTTGCAGGAGTTGTATCTTTGATTGGCTTAATATTTATGAGTTCTAAAGGCTTAATGAAAGTTGTTGGTGGTTTTGGGAAGTTACTAGAAAGATTTTTGAAACCAATTGGAGATACTTTAATGTTATTTTTAAAACCTATATATATGTTTTTTAAGCCTTTGGCAAAAGCATTTAATGCATATTTTAGATTATATCAAAAACAAGCAAACGAAGCAATTAAAGCTGGTATGACATTCCAAAAAGCTGGTATGACAGATAAAGCTTCAGAAGCCTTTATGTTAGCTTTATATGTAGCATTTAAGCCATTCTCAAATTTGCAATTAGAAGCTACTGCTGGTGGAATTAAACTATTAGTAGATGCACTTGTTTGGGTTTCAGAAGAATTTTATAATTTATTAGGTATTATTTTTACTGGTATTCCAGGGTTTGAAAGTATAGGGGACGCTATGTATCTTGCTAGCAAACAATCTGCATTAGCAGGAGAAGGATTAAAATCATTAATAGATACAGGACTTGATGCTTTAATTTCTGCTACTGATACAATTCTATTTGATAAAATAGATGAGACCGTATCTGCTGCTGCAGGGATATCATCAGCACTAGATTCGATGACTATTGATGAACAGAAGTCTACAGATGTTAAAGCATTATTCACAGAGTTAGATGGATTACCAATGAAAGATTTAGCTGTAGGTAAGGATTTAATTGTTGATATGTTCTCTGAAATTACAACAGGAAGCACAGAAGTTGAATTATTAAATAATGTAATGAGTACATTTATTCAGAATGTTGTATTATTAAAAGAAGAAATGGCGTTAGAACAATTAAAACAAGATGTAAAGAATATGTCTATAGACCAAATGGTGTCAAAACCAGAAGAACCATATTTAATGGATACAATTATGCCATGGAATAATATGAGTTTTGAAGGTATTTCCGATCTATTTACTAATACTTTAGATAAAGATATGCTAACTCCTGCAGTAAATTTATTAGAGTTATATTCAAAAGATATACAAACAAACTCTGCCAATCTATTAGGAATGCAAAAGAAGTCTAATGCTTCTGCAGTTGATTCTATGGTACTTAAATTAGTATCAATGGAGTTAAATACTAAAGCTAAAATGGATGCTATAAATACCAAATATGGTGGTACATTAAATAATATGGAAATTACAACAGTAAACAAATCAGATGCAATATATCGTGCATTTGATGGATTAATAAATAGATTAGAAAGTAGAGCAGGAGGCTCAGGTGGTGGAGGTTCTAATAATGTATTTACATTTGCAGGATTATCAACCAATTTGGTGAAGTGATTATTATGTCTGGAGTAGTATTAAAAAATGAAGCAGGAACTGTAACACAATATACGTTTGGACAAATAACAAATTATACAAACCCTATTAACAAACGTATTGAGGAAGAGGAAATGCCAGGACAGAAAAAATTAGAATGGTGGGACCCTACAACTCAAGATAATGATATTAATTTTGATTATATAGTTGTATATGAGGGAACTGGTACTCCAATTACTAATGCAAAGACAACATTAACAGGGATAGTAGATGCTCCTGGAAGGCGTCAATTAGTAGTAACTTATGGTGATGGTGGCACAGAGACATTCTATGTAACATTAAGTAAAATGGAATTTAATTGGAACGGAGTAAATACTTGTATATTTAGAATGGGCTTTAAGATTGCCGATTATGTGTGGGAAATATGACTCAATATTATTTCAAAATAGATGGTACACTTAACAGCCAAATTAGTCCTTGTACTGTCAAAAAAAGTTATAAAGGCACAGGTGGTGGAGCTAAAGCTGAAATGGCTTATAGAGATGGTACAGACTATGACAACCTTAAGTATGGTCAAGAGTTTACAGCTTATAGAACATCTGATGATGAAAAGATATTTGGTGGTATATTAGAAGAACCAACAAGAACGCAAGACAGGAAGACAAGATTATCATTAAAGATACAAGAGTACATTTATAAAACAAAGAAGATATTAGTTAACGAAACATATAGAAATGAAAAAATAACAGACATAATAAATGATTTATGTTCTAAATATCTACCTTCAGATTTCACATATACTAAAGTGAGTACAACAACTAAGACATTAGATTACATACAATTTAAGAGAAAATATTTATATGATGTATTTAGAGATTTAGCAAAATATGAAGATTGGTTATTCTTTATTGATGTTGATAAGGATTTTAATTTTAAAGCTTCAGGTTCTACATTTTCAGGAGTTACATTAACACAAGGAGTAAACTTAAAGAGTTTCAAAGAAACTACAGACACCCAAAGATTTGTAAATAAAGTAATGGTTACAGGTGGTTTAAGAGAGTATACCAGAACACAATTATTTAGTGGTGATGGAACTGAATTAACATTTACTTTAGAATATAAACCTATCAGTGTTAAAGTTGATGAATATATTGCTGCTGCTTGGGTAGAGCAAAAGGGTTATGCAAAAGACAGTGGAGCTACTACCGATTACGATTATGATATAGATGCAGAGGCATACCAGGTAATTTATAAAACCGGGAATCCTCCTGCAAATGCTTCTAATAATGTTAGAATAACTTATGTTTATGGTGTACCTGTTAAGGTTGAGGGTTCAGCAGAAGATAGTATAAGTGAGTACATAACAAGCGAAATAGATATATCAGATACAAATATATTACAGAGAAATGAAGCAAAAGAATTAGTACAAGCAACATTAAGTAAGTATCAATTACCATTAAAGATTTATGATTGTTTAGTAAAGAATATTGAACCAGATGTAGATATTGGGGAAACTGTAAGAATAGTTGATACTAATAGGAATATTGATAGTTACTATGTAGTAGTTGAAATAGAGTATGCGTTAATAGGCAAAATATTATCAACAAGAATAAGTGTAACAGAAACTCAGGATAATTTTTTAGAATTAATGAGAGGTATAGTTGTAGATTTAAATGCTTTAAAATCTGATAATAAAACAAGTACAGATATAGTAACTAAATTAAAAAACTATATAGACCAGGCAGGAATTAAAGATGATGGTACAGATTATTTACAATTATCAACAAGGTCATTAGATGGACATTTAATAATAGGTCATCCAATTTATGGAAAAATTGGTCCTAATGGAACAGGATATCCAATTGGTCCTAATGGTAATAGTTATTCAAGGCAGGTGTAAATTATGGTATTAAGTGTATATGATGAATTTAAAATAAAAGGACATTTAGAATTAAAGACTAGAAAAGTTGGTACTAGTGAGTGGAAAACTGAAGTTGATATTGATAATATGATTGTTAATGTAGGTTTGAATAATTTAAGGAATTATTTAGCAGATACTAGTCCCACACCTCCAGCATACTTTGCAGTAGGCTCTGGTACAACTGCTATAACTGCAACAGACACTGCTTTAGAGGATGAGGTTTGGCGCAATGCGTTCACAGATACCGATGTTAGCGTAGCACAGAAAGTAACCTTTGAAGCATTCTTTTCAAGCACACAAGGTAATGGTGATAATACTATAAGTAATGTAGCTTTATTTAATTCAAACCAAACTCTTGCAGAAGACGGAGAAACTGTATCTGATTGGGCAGATACTAACGATGCAACAAGTTCAGCTGATGCAACTATATATCAGAATGGTTCAAAGAGTATGAAGATAGCTTTAGCTAATTCTGCAGGCAATGGAGAAGTAACTAAGACAACTTCTATAGGTGACATTAGTGCAATTACAGAAGCAGCAAGCGGAACTCCAATAGCTGGTAGGGTTAGGATATTACTTTACTGTGATGCAGTTGCTAACCTTAACGCAACCAACGCTATACAATTTAAGATTGGTAGTGGTGCTGGGAATTATAGTTTATTTAGTTTAGATGATTCAGAGTTAACAGATGATACTTGGTATATTTGGGATATTGATTTAACAGTAGGTACAGAAATAGGTACTCCAGTTTGGACTGCTGTAGATTATATGCAAGTTATAGTTAATGAGACTGCAAATGTAAATGTATATATTGATGATATGCAAGTATTCGGTTCCGATATATTCAAC